AATTAGGTAAACAATATGCACACAGAAAAAGTAGATGCACAAGACTCATTAGGCGCAACAGCCCTTCTTGGCGCTGGATTAAGCGAGCAACTTTCAGTCACAGGTCGATATGATGTTAAATGCCTTGATGCTGATGGTAATTTAAAATGGGAAGATTCAATTGAGAATCTTGTTGTGACTGTAGGTAAAGCTAATTTACTAAATGTATACCTTGCTTCTGGTACTCAGACAACCACATGGTATTTAGGTCTTGTAGATGGTGCATCTACTCCTACTTATAATGTTGGAGATACTATGTTGTCTCATGCTGGGTGGACTGAAAGCGTGGCATACTCTAACGCTACAAGACCGACAGGCACATTTGCTACTACAGCAACAAGTTCAATATCTACTTCAGCTACAACATTTACTATTAACGCTACGGCTACTATTGCTGGTGTATTCTTAACAACTATTAGTACCAAGAGTGGTACTACAGGAACTTTATACTCAGCAGGTAGTTTTGCAACTTCGCGTGCGGTTATTTCAGGTGATTCGCTTCTTGTAACTTATACAGCATCAGTGTAAGGACTTCTTGTGGCTGGCGGTTGGGGTAGCGGAACTTGGGGGCAAGCTGGATGGGGTGACTCAGTCTATGAGGATAGCCTTACTGAATCTGTAACGGCTACGAGCACCCAATCTGGTGCAGTAACTCAATCGCAAATGCTTACTGAAACGGTATCAGCTACTGATAGTCAAACTGCAATTCGAGGATTACCTGCTTCACTTACTAGAACAGTATCGGCTACTGATAGTCAATCATCGGTACTAAATGCGGTAGGGGAACTTACTGAAACGGTATCAGCTACTGATAACCAATCATCGGTACTAAATGCAGTAGGGGAACTTACTGAAACAGCTACAGCTAATGATACACAAACTGGAAACTTAATAGCAAGTCCTACGCTAACTGAATCGGTATCAGCCACTGATGAGGTAGTCGGTGGTTTAGCAATAACAGAAAGTTTAACAGAATCAGTAGTTGCGGTAGATACACAGTCATACACATTAAACGCTAGTGCTTCATTAACAGAGACGGTATCAGCAGATTCTAGTTTAGTAGCGGGAATAGCGTTTACAAAGTCTATAACAGAAACAGTATCGGCGGAAGATTCACAAACTACTGTACTGTATGCTGTAGGTGATATTACAGAATCAATTAGTGCAACTGACGCGCAAAGCGTAACCGTTTATATAACGGCTAGTGTACTAGAAGAATTACTTGCAGAAGACTTACAAAGTGGTTCATTAAATGCTATAGCTTCTATACTTGAAATAGGCGATGCAGTTGATGTAGTGTTTGCTAACGGGTCGTTTTATGCAACTATCAACGAAACGGTTTACGCACTTGACTCAGTTACTGGGCGGTATTTATGGGAACCTATAGATGATACACAGACTGCTAATTGGGCCCCCATAACTGATACACAGACTGCTGGATGGACTACAATAACATTATCACAAGACCCTAATTGGCAACCCATTACTACAACAGGTTAAAAACATGGCAACAACTAATTTTACAACTTCGCTGAAGCTTGCTCTTCCTACTACAGGAGACTTAGTGGGGACATGGGGCGATGCTATAAATAATAGTATTACTACGCTACTTGATACAGCTGTAGCAGGTAATTTCCCTAAAGACATGGCAGCTTTAGGTACTGATTGGACGTTAACGTCTAATAACGGTGCAACAGATGAAGCTAGGTACGCTGTCTTAATCCCTTATGGAAATACTGGAGCTACACGGTCTATTTTTGCACCTAAAGTATCTAAGACTTACATTATTATCAATAAGACAAATGCTTCTGTAATTATTCGAGGTGGACCCACTTCGCCTACTACGGGGGTTACGATTGCTACAGGGGCTACTGTTATAGTTGCTTGGGATAGTAATTTAGCTACGCCTGACTTTGTTGCGATTACCCCTGCTTCTATTAGTGGTGTAGTTCCTGTGGCTAACGGCGGTACGGGCGCATCTTCAGCAGCTACTGCTAGAACTAATCTTGGGGCAACAACAGTTGGGGGAAACGTATATACATTAACAAACCCCAGTGCTATTACTTTCCCTAGATTCAATGCAGACAACACGGTTTCAGCTTTAAATGCTGCTGATTTTAGAACAGCTATTGGTGCAGGGTCAGGTGCGGGAAGTGTTACTTCAGTTGCTATGTCAGTTCCAACTTTCTTAACTGTAACTGGGTCACCGATAGTAGGAGCAGGTACACTTGCAGTTACTTTGTCGGGTACAGCTCTTCCCGTAGCTAATGGCGGTACAGGGTCTACATCAACAACGTATTGTTCATTGACTACTAATGTTACTGACACTCTCCCCGTAGGTAATGGCGGTACAGGGTCAACTACATTAACGGCTAATAATGTATTATTAGGTAACGGAACAAGCGCACCGCAAGCTGTAGCACCAAGCACTTCGGGCAACGTATTGACATCTAACGGCACAACATGGGTGTCTAGCGCACCTGCTGGTGGAGGAATGTCTAATATTGCAGTAGTGACTAGCACTTCTACTTGGACAGTACCGGCAGGCGTTACAAAAATAAAAGTATATGTATGTGGCGGTGGTGGCGGTGGAAATGGTTACGGTTCCGGCGGGTATTACGGGTCGGGTGGCGGCGGTGCTGGAACTTCCGTAAGATATTATACTGTAACACCTGCATCAACAGCTTCTATAACAATAGGTTCTGGCGGCGCTGTTGGTGTAACTGGAGGTACATCTTCATTTGTTTATAGCGGAGTTACTGTATCTGGGAATGGCGGAGTAGGCGCGATTGCTGCCGCTAATGCTGGAGGTAAAGGTGGTATAGGTAGTGGCGGTTCGTTTGTAATTCCCGGAGTAGCCGGTCAGACAGGACAACTTAGTTATGCTGGCGGACCAGGTGGAAGCAGCTTTTTTGGTCGTGGTGGGGTAGAAGGAAGTTCCGCAGAACTGTATGGTGCGGGAGGTAATGGCGGGTACGGCACTGGAGCGGCTGGAACAAGCGGTGTAGTTGTAATTGAATATTAAAGGAGTAGACATGAAAACATACGCGATTATTGAAAATAATAAAGTTGTAAATACTGTTGTGTACGAAGATGATGTGATTGTAACAGACCGCCCAGAATGCCCTCTTAGCGCGGGAATAGGGTTTAGTTATATAAATGGTGAGTTTATAGACGATAGACCTATTTCAGAAGCACCTATTACCCCCCAGTTATCAAAAGAGGAACTTATAGAAATGTTAAATCTAGCGTCTACTCAAATTAAACTCTTATCAGCATAACCTTCTGTACGTCAAAATAAGGTAAAAAATTTATGAGTAGTCATTTTTTAGCTATCAACACCACATGGCTTGCAGACGTTGAAATTCAAATTGGTCAATTACGCCAACAACTAGCGGAGCTGTAGCCCTTTATGGAAATCCTTCAATTCATAACAGATGTTGGGTTTCCTATTGGCTCATCCTGCCTTGGGATGTACTTTGTGTTTTTGACGCTAAAGTTCCTGCTTGATAGTGTGCTTGAAAAAATTAAGAGTCTGATAGGCATTATCAAGCAACTGGATAAACGAGTGACGGGAATGTCAAACGACATCCTCAATATCGACAGTTTAGTATCGCAAGCACTCGAAATACCACCAGAAAAACCAGTTAAGAAGGTAGAGTGATGGACGCTGAGGCAATTGCAAAATATATCAATGTGTATGGCTTCCCTATCGTAGCCGCTGGCGGCATGGGGTACATCGTGTACTTTGTTTGGATTTGGGTGACCACAATAGTTAAGCCGATTTTGCAAGAAGCTATGGATGCCTTAATCGAGTTAATTGACCAGATTCGTGTGCTAGATAATGATATGATACGTCTAAGTCAAAAGCTAACGACTATTTTATTGCTACGGGGAAAGAAATGAAAATTGGTGCTGAAGGGTTAAAGTTAATTAAAGAGTTTGAAGGGTGCAAACTAATCTCTTATAAATGCCCAGCAGGTGTTTGGACTATTGGTATTGGCTCAACGCGCTATGCAGATGGTAGCCCCGTAAAAGCAAACCAAGCTCTCCCAAATGAAGGGGAGGCATTAATGCTACTTACTAAAACAGTAGCCGCCTACGAGCACACAGTAAATACGGTAGGTGTTGAGCTTACACAGAATGAATATGACGCTTTAGTTTCTCTATGCTATAACATCGGCAGTGGGAACTTTGTCTCTTCAACGCTTGTCAAAATGCTTAAAGCGGATGAACCTAAAGCAGAAGTAGCGAAGCAATTCCTACGCTGGGACAAAGCAGGTGGCAAACCACTTGCAGGCTTAACAAGACGTAGAAACGCAGAAGCTGAGTTGTTTTTAAAACAGGACTAAGATATGCCCATTAAGAAAATCCTAATGAAGTCAGGTGTAAATCGTGAGAACACACGATATTACACAGAAGGCGGATGGTACGACTGCGATAAAGTTCGCTTTCGTCAAGGTTCACCTCAAAAAATAGGAGGGTGGACTAGGATTTCTGACACTCAGTTTACAGGTGTGTGTCGTTCTTTATGGGCATGGGAATCTCTATACTCGGTTACGCTTATTGGTGTAGGGACTAATGAAAAGTTCTATATATCTCGTGGTGGATATTACTACGATATTACCCCTATTCGCACTGCGACTAACTTAACCTCTCCTTTTACAGCTACTGCAGGGTCTAATATTATTGAAGTTTATGCACCTCTTCACGGATGCATTAATGGAGATTTTGTAACGTACA